CTCATCACGCTTTTCGTTCTCAAGCTCCAACCGATGAATCCGGTGATCTTGCTCTACAAGCTGATTGATAGTTCCCTGCAGGACCTCTAGGTGGCTCATAGTAGGCAATGCCTTTGGATTAAAATAATTTTCCTCCAACTGGTCGAACATATCCCATGCCTGATCAGTACCAAGCATTTTGCAATGCCGAGAAGCTCCGCGACGGGTCCAAAGAATAAGCGATGGAGCAAACTTTAAAGCTTCCCGGAAATTTTCCGGTAACCTTAATTTAAACTCCTTAAGGGTCTCCCCATTCAATTTAAAAAAATGCTGTCCTTCCTGAAAACGTTCCGTATTTTTGCGATAATTATCCTGGATATTACTTCCTTCGCATCCATATACCTGCGCAAGTTGCTCCGTTGTGAGAACTCTTTCCTCTTTGTACTCAATCACAGCCAAATTTTCCACAAAAATAACCCTCTTTCATAATTTTTTGCACGTTAAATGCCGTAATGCAGCACATTTATGCATTGAATTTTTCTTGAAATCGGGTTACAATAACAATCGTGGTGAGGTTGCTATTGTAACCGCTTAGGCCGTCAGTTCTTGCTGGAACTGGCGGTCTTTTAATTTTTTATAACGTTTTTCATAAGGTCCGGCTGTTTTGCAAGTAAATCATTGCGTATCAGTGCTGCAATATACTCTTTCATCGTGCGACCTTCCAATGCGCACTGAAAACGCAAAACAGCTCGTAATTCGCTAGAAATAGTAATTAGTGTATTCATATACTCACCCCTTTACTTAATAGTATTTAATACTAAATTTATAATAAGATAATACTACTAGATATTATTAATGTCAATACTATTTTATAATGGAAATATTTCTTATTATAGTATATAATACTTATAGTTTTATATAGTTTGGAGGAACTTCTATGAGCTTTCAACATAATCTCAAGCAATACCGAGAACTGGCTGGTTACAAATCAGCTAAAGATTTCGCTACTACAGCAAAAATACCATACACTTCATACATGAACTATGAAAATAAAGGAAGTTGGCCAAACGAAGAAAATCTCATAAAAATAGCTATAAACCTTGATATATCTATTGATAAACTATTAGGACTAGACAAAGATAGTGAGTTGGAACGATGTAAAAGATTAATTGGCGGTAAATTCAAATTTAGTGAAACCAAAAATAAGATTGAAGTTTTCATCCCTCCAACAGCATCCGTAAAAGGATCTATAAAATTTTCTAAGGAACGCTTTATCGATATAGTTCATAAATATGAATTACAATCTAAAGAGAATATCCCAAAATCTTTTTTTCTCGATTATGTATATAACTTCCCCGGATATCCCAAAACTTAACTGTATCAGCACTTACCAATAGTGTCGATTTTTTGCATAAAAAGAAGCACCCCAAAAGGTGCTTCTTTTTATGCTTTAGATATTTTCAATACTCCATTTCCACATTCAATATGACATCTTGTCGCACAATGAGTGCAAGTCACGTTTGTTGACTGTTTTACATCCACCCTCCGATTTCCCAGGGATTTACCACACTTAGGACATTTTGCTTCCTTGTTTACCATACAAACACCTCCAAGTTTTATAAAACAATATTCAAGACAATTAAATTAAACCCTGCTGTAAATTTACTATTATTTCGACAGTTCCCTTCATGTTGAGCTCTTTAATGAATTCCCAAATTTATTCTTTCGTTAATAGTTCCATACTTTTGACCTCCATATCTTCATGCTACGGATTTTTCTCAAAAGCACAAACTATTTTACACTACCCACTTATATGGCTGTGATGACGAGGTTCATGATTTTGCGAAAGAATATTGACATTCCCTTCTATAAAAACTCAAAAAGTTCTTTTTTAATTTCTTTATAAAATAAAACATTCATCGTCATAAAAATGAGCTCGCAGTTAGTATCTGCGAGCTCTAAGGTGGTTTCTTGTTGATTCCCAATTATCGACAACACTATTATCTCACATTTTACACCGAAAAACCGGAAGTGTTTCGAAGGGGTCAGTGATTAGCAAAATTATTTTCTTCCAAATAATCAGCAACTCCCTTATACCCGGGAAACAGCCTAGCCGTATTGTAACCTTCTATTTGCAATTGTTTTTTTAAATCACAAGAAATGGAATTAGGAAATATTATTTTATAAAATAAATAGTCTATATGCGCACTCTGAGGAGTACTTAAATATTGTTCATATTTCTTTTCTTCATTATGATTATCAGAGAAATATTTCGTAAATAGCGAAGTAAGCTCGCTAGTATCAGCAGGTCCCCCTAAAAACTTTTGAAATTGCCTAGATACTTCTGTATTAAACTTTATTCTATCATTGAGAATCTCGGGGTCTTTTTCACTAATTCCACTAAGCATGTTATATTGCCAAGCAGATAAGATTCCTTTTTGTGCATTGAGATTAGGGTTGTCACAATAGGCTGGTACACAAAACTTCAATGGTATCCTCTCATCATAAATTTCATCCATAAGTTTCCGTTCAACAACACATTTCGGTTCTGTTTCTAACCCACCAACAAGCCGAATGGCCTGTGAAGCTTGTTCCTCTTGCCTTTTTTGAATATAACCCATATTTATAGCCCAAATAGAACAATAATCTACGGATTTATCTGTAGCTTTACCACACGAAAAATATAATGCTACACGTATATCTTGTGTCCAATCTAGAAATCTCGTTTTCAATCCATAATGTTGTGCTAATGCCTCTAATTCAAATATGCTATTATTGGGCCAATAGTAATCATCATTCATACCATAACCTAGATCAAAATAATCTGACATATAAGTGGCACGAAATTTTTTTATATCTGGTACTTTTAGGCCTTGATTATTGCATTCCCTAAAAAATTTAATCAATAATTTTATTTCTCTCAAAAAGATATCATGATTAGGCATATTTGCAGGAATTTCCCTCAAAAGGACAGGTAAAAGACGATATTTATCATCAGCATGCCCTCTAAAAACATATCTTTTATAAAACGTACTATTCATATCATAAATTACATCATTTAATTGTTTTCGGGTATCAACTTTTATTTCCCTTACTAAGTCCATGATAACCATCCCTAAAAATTATATTTTTTTTATTATACTACTCCTACCCCGCAAATACAAACCGCAGTTGCCGCGGCTTCACCACAATTCCAAACACCATAAACGCCACTTCCTTGAGTGCCTTGTTCCCCTTGTCCCTCGCCCATTTCTCGGAGCAGAATTGCTGCTGCCCCAGCTGGCGCCATGAATACCCATCGATATAGTATCCCTTAACCAAATCACAGTCCGCATCACTGAGTCCTTCGAGAGCGCGATCCACCTTCCGGATGATGCGCTCAATCTCAGCCTTGTTGCTCTGCAACTCTATAATCTCCTGCTCACACTTAACGCGTTTGGCGGCAGCAGCCTCAGCCTGTGTGAGTTCCGAAAAGCCGCCCCCTGGCTGCATACCATAGCGAGAGATTGCCACAGACTCGTCCCTCAATAGCTCTTTGCGCGCATTGATATCCTCATCGAGATTCTCAATTGCAATCCGCAGCTGGTTATAGTTCTTCAAATATCTTCTCGTCATTCCCACATAGTCATTGTATTCCTTCAATGCTGCCACCTCCAAAAATGGTAAATCGTAAACATGCCGAAAGAGCGGTGATTGGCCGCTCTTTTTTCTTGCACAGAAACTGGTAAGATTTAACTTCTAAGCAATAAATTCCAAATTGCTGCCTTCCGCCATTCGCTGCAGCACCATCTTCGTAGTCTTCAAATCCTCAAGCTGCTGTGCTGCGCTAACAATTGCCTCGTCAAGATTATCCAACGTAATTTTGCGTGGTTTCCCTTCCTCTGATTTCGCTGTAATTTTCTCTGAGGCTTCGCTGGTGCGATTTTTATCCTTTAGTGCATATGCTTGTGTGGAGGATTGCTTTTTAGGTTCCTCTGCGCGATTTTGAGGAATGGGTGTGATAGTTTCCTGCTGCTTTGGCTTATCGTTCAGCAGCATCGCTGTCAAAAGGCCATATCGTTTAGCCTTCCCCTTGATGGTTCCAACCGTCAGCCCTGTGGTGTTTGCTATCTCATCACAGCTTAAGCCTTCATCCAAATACTTCTCCAAATCCTCTTTGATCAATGTATTCTGCATCATAGTGTTCTCTCCCTTAATTCCTAATTTTGCAAGCTCCTGCGCAATCTCCTCGGGCGTGCATCGCTTCGTTTTGCATGCCATTGGCTTTGTATCACGCCGTCCTGCATTGGACCGTGGCACTGGCGTCAGGCCTCCCATTTTCGATGATCGCATGCGGCACCACCTCTGCTTTCTTACGATATGTCCTTTTTGCATGATATGATTCCACCTTGCGGACCTCTCCTAGCATCCGCTCAAACGCCTTGACAGCAACAGCAATCTCCTGCCTGGCCATACACATCTTGATTTTCTCGGCTATCTCAAAAGCATCTTTATCAATGCGGCGCTCTCTCCGGACAGCCGCCAATTCCTGCGTCAGGGCCAGCAGCTCCTCATCTGTATGCTCATTAAGCTCAATATCATGTAGAATATCCTGCGTGCGAGCATCCTGCTGCTTGATACGCTCTATACTGCCCGCATATGTGTTGGCATTGTCCCGCAATAGGGCAAGAAACTGCGCTATTATTTCCGATACATCCATGTCATATCAGCTCCCTTTCATCCAAACAAGTCCATTTCGCGAGTACACGCTGGATTAAGATATATTATCTCAGTCGCGGTACCTGCGCAATTGGTCTGTGTCTTCATGCTATGTTTACTCCATCCGACCAATATATCGTTGTACAACTCGTTTTCATAGCTGCTTACGATGCATGGCCCCGTATGCTTCTGGCAAAGCTGCAGCAGTTGTTCATGTTGGTCCGACGTCGAAAATTCACACTCATAATGCAATTGTGTGCGTGTACTCTTGAGATACGGCGGATCAACATATAGCAGCGTATTCGTCCTGTTATACATCGGGATAAGCTCCAGCGCGTCCATACACTCAATCTGCGCCATCTTAAGCCGCTCCACGATAGCAATCAGCCTTGCCGGAAGCTGACACCAATACTTTGGACGGAACACTGTATTTGTGCGGTCATGCGCCCATGATGATTTACAGTATGTCTTTCCGCCAAATGCCTGCCATACCCTAACAAGAAATCGCCGGGCTTGCTCAATTTCATTTCCTTTAATTTCATGACAACCGAGGTATTCTGCACGACTATATGGTGTCATTTCAAGAACCTCAGCCAGTTCGTCTGCAGAATCCCTAACCACCCGAAACAAATTGACAATGTTACTGTCAATATCATTGATTGTCTCGGTACCCGATGGAGCCTTTCGGAAAAATACGGCTCCACTACCAAAGAATGGCTCCACGTATACATCATGGCGTGGGAACTGCCGTATTATCCAGTCAGCTATTCTCCATTTTGCTCCGGGCCATCGTAAGATTGTCTGCATGTTCCGCCTCCTCAAGTTTATAAGCGTCACTCACAACATCCGCTATGCTCTGTATTACAAAATCGGCACATGGCTGTGCCATGCCATTGCCCAATGCTTTATATCTTGCAGAGTCACTGCCACCAGCGGTATACCCATCAGGTAAGCCCTGTAATCTCTCACACTCTACAGGTGTAAGCCGCCGTACCACATAAGCAACACGTACTGGATTGATATAGTTTAAACTATAGCCACCATTTCCCTTGGCCTGTAATGTACCACTAATATTGCCTTCATTGATGTTACGGCAATCCACGGCTACCACAACATTATCAACATCTTTACGGTAACTCAGATTCCCTTTTGCAAGCAATGTGTTCGCTATGTTCTGATTTTCTGCGCTGCCATAGGGAACCATTACAGTTTGCTGATCATGCATACAGTTCAATGCGCCAACTTTGTCCTGCAAATATGTTTGGCATAATTGCCCATTTCCCACGCAATAAGCCACGGCATGTCTATCGCCTACTGTCATCGTTGGCATTGGGTCACCAGATTTCCCTATACCAAGGCCATTTCCCGCACCATCATTCTGTCTAGTATCGCCACCACCCTTATATCTTGTGGCTTTATCATTTATCGGAATGGGTTCTTGTACAAGGGGAACCTGATTACCGCCCGTCCCCATCCTAGCATTTAGCGTTGGTACTATCCCATCTTTCACAAGCCGCATGACTTCATCTGCATGGGTCATATCCCAAATCTTAGGTTTTAGTACGCTTGGTCCACTTGTTCCTGCACTACGCATATTACAAGTCAATGTACAGGCAATGTCTCCTGTTATTGTGAAATTATACAGGTCTGAACCCACTATAACGGGCTCAAACAGTACCTGATCGTTGGTATTCGCCGCTAATGTCAAGGATTTCTCAATACTGACTAAAGCTCCTTTTCCTCCACCTTCACACCCACCTCGCATCCTAACGATTGCTGCTGCAATGCTATATGTAGCATTGCAGGTAGCGCCTTTCCTCTTGCCGCTGCCCGTCGCAATATTCCTTGACACGCTTTCGGACTTAAATAATATTTCTGCGGCACATCCACCTGTAAAATCTGCGACAAGGAAGATTCTCTTGCGACGCTGGGGCACTCCCCAATATTGGGCATCCATGACTCGCCAAGCGACTTCACAGCCATTGCTTCTGACCACCCCTGCGGGTGCCCAATCAATGCACCACTCTTTGCTTTTGTTGTAGTGTCCAGACTTAGGAATTGGAATTTCGGCCTCTGTGATTTCTTCAAGCACGGCTCGAAAATCGGCTCCTTTGTTGCTACTGAAGGCTCCTGGCACGTTTTCCCAAACAAAAAATCTGGGATATCTCCCTCCTGCGGTATCCCGCATACTTCGAACAATGTCAATTGCTGTTCGGAATAAACCACTCCGTTTTCCATCTAATCCCTCCCGTTTGCCTGCAATACTCAAATCCTGACAAGGAGAGCCGGCACATATAATATCTACTGGTTCTATTTCTGCTCCATCGATCTTTGTGATATCGCCTAGCTGTGTTGTAAGCGGGAAGTGTCTCCGCGTCACTTCGCATGGGAAAGGTTCTATTTCGCTACTCCATACAGGGATAATTCCTGCATGAACCGCCGCAAGCTGCCATCCTCCAATTCCATCAAACAGACTACCTAGTTTTAACATTGCCTGCCACCTCCCCTAGCATATCCTCAAAACGCTGCTCCTCAGCCTCCCGCTTACGCCTGTGTCGCTTAGCAATGTGCTGCAAAGGCTGTATACGCCACCACAAACGCTTTAGCGGGGCTATGCGACGAAGCATGTCCCTTATTTGTGTTGTTCTGACACGCAATACCATCAATTCTTCCGTACCTGCCCATTCCAGGCCTCAATCCCATACTTCACAAGTGTCGCACGGCTCATAAGTACTCCCCTCTGTACGCATCCTGTAGACACGAGTGCCTTCTTGTACCCGCATCGTTGGCACCGTGCCGCTGCAACCCCCACACGAGAGCCAACCACGTAGGTCTCGATGCGAATCTCTCTTCCACACTTGGGGCAAGGCTCCAAGTGATAATCCACTTCCGCCATATTCACTCCGCATGTACCTCCTCCAGCGCCTGTTCCCAGCACAAGGCATAGCCTTCATTTGCTCCCATATTGCAAAACGCCGTAGAGTCCCGCAGCCCATATTTCGATGGACAGCCCTCTATGCTCTCACCCGCGCACTTTCTCATATTCTCCGGTAAAGGTTCCACCAATGTCCTCATCCTCCCTAAAACAGGCATTGTGCCTGCTGTTCTTTCAGCTGCTTGATAACATATGGATCCAAAGCTTCTTCGGGTACCACCGCAAACGGCTGGATGATTATTTCCACACGTGGATTGTATTTATCGATTCCGGCAATCTTTGTTCCATCCCACGACGTTATGATCCGGTCATCCGATAGCAGCCATCGGCATGTAACAATTCTTTTGCCGTCTATTTTCTTGCGCTCGTCTGAGATGATATCTGCTGTGGCCTGCATAAGCCCGACTAAATCCGGCCAATGCGCCCGGTCTTGCAGCCAATAGTGGCAGGTGAGCTGCACTGGTAGCGAGTAATGCGGCAGCTTTGCTTTATAACGCAGCATATTAATTTTCTCTCTGCATGCAGTCTCGTATTTCCTGTATGCCACACTTGGCAAGAGTGTCGCACGATTCCGGACCATCGTTGCGCTGTTCTTCTTCGTGGCCGGTTGCCCTGGAATAACAATGCCGAACGGATTCATACCGCTACGCCCTTCATCCGGCAGTCGACACCCCGAAGCTCTATCCGCTCACACATGCCATAGAGCCGGCTCATAATCCGCTGCCCTTGCATATCGTCGATAATCCTTCCTGCGCGGTCCACGGTTGCCATGCGCCCAATGATGTCATCTGGGCTGTAGTTCGATGTCACGATTGTCTGCAGCTTCTCGTTATAGCGATGATTGAGTATGCAGAAAAGCTGTTCGCCGACCCATTCCGTCATGCGCTCAGCCCCGAAATCATCGAGTACCAGGCAATGCGCTTCACAAACCACACGCATAGTCTCAGCTGTAGTATTGCTGCCGAAGGTCGAACGGATGTCTGCCAAAAGATCCGGAACCGACGAAAATAGCACCGGATGCCCGCAGCGAGCCTTCTCGTTTGCTATAATCGCCACGAGTTTCGTCTTTCCCGTTCCACGGGGCCCATAGAGAAACATCCCGCGATCCTCGCAGTTGACCATCCAATGCGCCGCTTTCACAGCCTCTGCGTTCTCCCTGCCAACGATATAATCCGCAAAAGAATCATCCGCGTACTTGGCAGGAATCCGCGCTGACCTTAGCAGGCGGTCAATCCTGGCCTGCATCCGTCTCGTCTTCTCATGTCGGCACATGCGCATGGCGGCATAGAATCTCCCATCACAGCACTCCACAACCCTTACCATGCCTTGTACGCTCTGGCGGCAAACACTGCCATCACACCCTCGGCAAGTCGCCTGGTCCTCCTCGATGCTCAGAATCTCCTCCCGGTTTTTCTCCAGCTCCTCCGGGAGAAGATGATATGTCCCACGGATGGACCTGACTTCTATCGGCCTCTCTGAAATCTGCATACCTGTCGTCTTCGCCCGCAGGCGCTCTAATATCCCTTTTAGCTGCTCCAATTCTTGATTCTCCTTTCGGCTGTTGCCTTTCCCCATCATCGTCATATCCGTTTTCCTGCCAACTGCGAAGTATACCCTCGACATAGCCTATACTCCGTTTGCCCCTCTTCACCGCTCGCATAATCGCCCGAAGAATGACGTCGCTTGAGAATATGTCTAGAAAGCCTCCCAGAATCTCTGCCTCCATCGGTGTAACGGGATGGATATTGTCTGAGTAAGCCGATATGACTTTTCCAAACTCCGCATCTGTCCCACAGGGGGGATATAGGGGGGTAGTAGTAGTAGTAGATATATACTTTACTTTACTTTGTGTAGTTTCTGCTGACATATCGTCGACAGAAATATCATTTGAATCATGGTTATTGTCAACATTAACTCCCTCTGAACCAGTGTTATTGTCCGCATTAACGTTTTTAGCTAGGTTTTGGTAGGAAATACGTCCTTCTTTGATGCCATCCTCATTTGTGAGCAGTGAAAACTCCTTAATCATGCGAACGCTGCGACGGCGCTCAACCGCCCGTAAATAGCGGGTTTGGATACCATGCGACGTTAAAATTTTGTACGTATTGTAGACATTTTTGTCGAATACGCCCTCATTAATGCATACATTAACTATCTCTGAAAGGTGGTTTATGTCGACATTAACCTTTTTTGAAAATACATATTGCTGACGCTCTGTCCACATCATGTAGTAACCTTGTCGGTAGATTGCCATCATCAAGCGAACAATAATACCGAAAGCAACGAGGCCGTATTTGGCCTCGATATATTCGATTTTGTCATCTGAATCCATATCCACATCGAGTGGAAAATAATCTAAGCCCTCACTTTGCGGCCTCGCCATAACTTATCACCTCACTGTGCCGCGTTTTGCGGAAAATCAATTATCTGAGCAGCTGCAGCTACCCCACCGGTCAGCGGAACATCGCCTGTAAGAAGCTCACTTGTATCTTCTTCGTTGCTTGGCGCAGCCTCCGCCACATTCCCTGTTTCATCAAAGAGTGTTGTCTGCGCACGCTTACCAGCGATATACTTACGAGCTTCTATTTCGGCTTTCCAAATAAGCTTTGTAGCGGTTTCGGATAAACACGGCCCGGCCTCCTCCATATCTTCATAGGATTTCAGCATAGGTGTATTAATTGCCACCTGCATCCCTGTTTCCGGCATTTCGAGTTTTACCGAAATAATGGCACTCATCGCATCATCTTTGTTGTAGTGGAAGGTAATCCCATAGGGCTTGATACGCTGCTTAAATTTCGCAGAATCAAATTCCAGGATACTGCACACCGGAAGGATAAGTGCTTCCAGTGCCGCATAGAACTCGGGCGCCGCTGCTTCATCCGAGAGAAGTGATAATTCATCATAATGCTCATCACGAATACGGGAATAATCGATGGAAATCTTTCCCGCACCCTCACTGTATTTAATTTTCTTTACCTTGATGCTGCTCTTACTCATGTCTCTTCCCTCCCGCAAAATCTACCCCCATAAAGGTTACGTGAAACGGATCTGACAGATTCTGTGGTTTCGTACACTTCTCTATCACAAGATTCACCAGCTCCATAATCAATTTGATTTCCTCCGGGCTGCGATTCACCCGTGTCCGCGTGGAATATTGCTTATCCTCCACAGTCATGATCGTCGTCAATATATCCTGCGTCGCAGGTACAATCCGCATTGCCTCTTTTATGCTCAACATAGAATCATCCATCTCCTTTTATTTATAGGCTGTCAAAATAGCTTTCCCAACCGAAGGCAGCCACACTCAATAGACATAAACCTCAGCGCCCGTCTGTTTCTGTACCAAATCCTTAAATTTAGCTGCATCACTATTGCCATCACTCAAATGCAGCAGATAAATCTGCCGCACACGATGCATGTCGTTCGCTTTCAAAAGCTGCAGCGTGGTTTCAATACTCATATGCGTCTGTATAATCCGTTCGGCCAGGAAAGCGGGTATGCGATTGCCGCGGGCGTTATCCATAATAATTTCCTGACTATAATTTGCCTCCACCATAAGATGGGTAAGTCCTTCAAACTTGTATTTTATATATGCACTATCGGTAACATATAAGAGCCGTTCCCTGGTCTCTTTCGAATTGATCTGATACCCATAGCATTCAACATCGTGCTGCGTTTCAAAGGGAAGGACACGCAAGGTCCCGATTGTGTGGCTTTCCAGTGCTTTCAGGTAGTTCACTTTTGGATATAAAGCTTTGAGCTCTGCTGGCCCATATATGGGAATTCCTCGTTCAAGCATTTTCGGTATAGCCTTTGCATGGTCTCCATGCCGATGTGTCACCAAGCACCCACAAATATCACTTGTACGAAAATCACATCCAACCTGAATGCTCTTGAAAGGAATGCCCGCGTCCAGGAGCAATGTGGTTGTACCATCATCAATGCGATAGCAATTTCCTGTGCTCCCAGACGCGATTACCTTGATATTCAAAAGGTAGGTCCTTCCTCAGCCATGGCCGCCTGTGGGTGCTGTATGGCTGCCTGTGCAAACATATCCTGACTATAAGAGGATGTGCCTGCCGGGTGCTTTTCCTGCGAATAGGGAGGTGCTCCAGCATCCATGCTCTTTTTTGCTACCGGCTGGGCCTGTACTGCTGCGGCTGTGTCTGTCGGATATACCGCAGGAATCGGGCTTACGATTGGTGCTGCAGCTTCTTTGATTTCTTTGAGCGGTACCGTATTGGCAGTCACATTGATTTCTTCCCGCAACTCTTCCTGAACTGCCTGCAGGCGAGCCTCCTGCTGTTTCATATACTGGTAATTCTCATCCACTTTACGCGGATCGCGCGGGATGTGCTTTGCACTATATACCTCACGAATCAGGGTTTTGCGGCACATTTCGTCGAGCCAGCCTGCTTTTTCAACAGTTTCCTTTTTGCCGCCTTTCTTCCACTCTGTTGCGGTACCACCCCAGAAATTTGCGCTCGCATATTCCGGTTTACGCTTTTCAATGTCCCGCATCGTCATGATGACCAGCTCATTACGCACCGCGTCATCGTACTCGATATAGCCAAAGCCTCCGACGATATTGCCGCGGTCAAATGCATTCTCAATATCAAATTCATAGGTCTCAATAGGATGGGAGAAACTCTTTTTTATAGGCTTGAAATGATCATTGCTATATACGAGGTCGATGGTGACACTCTTAGGCCGAATCAATGCATACTTTTCAGCAACGTAGCGGATGCCGTTATAGCCAGGCATCAGATTGACATCGTACTTATTCGTTTTTTTGTTGCGATACGGAATCGGGCTGATGTGGTTTGGCTGCATCATATCAAGTCCTAGCCGTGCGTAATGGACCACATCGAGAGCCAAATCATTCATGTTCACATTGTTCCATTGGACAGCCAGCGGATTATCCCATTTATGTTCGCTATTGCTCTCATTCTTTCTCACCCGGTCTTCCTCAGCCGTCTTTAAGGCCCGATCAATCCCGATAAAATATCCTTGAATGAGCGAGCGCTGATAATCGGTGATCTGCAAGGCGCCAGTTGCACTCACGCCAAACTCTGCAAGCACCTTATGGGCGAACCGCTCGCTCATATTAAGCTGGATTTCCGCTTCCTGAACATTTTTTACTTCTTTTCCATTTGCCATTTTTAATTCTCTCCTTTAATTTTTATTCTGAGTGCTCCCTTATCCGGGGCAGATACGATAAACCGTATAAGTTGCTCCTCTATACGATTGACCTCACACACGCTCTCTGCACGATCCATGAGAACAGGCATGCTGGTTCCATAATGTTGGTTAAGCACATCGATAATCTCAAGCCCGGCATTGAACTGCGCTGCCGTATTGGCCGACTTGTATTCCACCCATTCACCAGCGGCGTTCTGCAGCATCGGATCACAAGTCTCTCGGAGGCCACCATTGATCTGGTCCTTGAAGAGCTGAAAGTGTATGGTCTTGAAATGTCCATTGATTCTATCTGTAACCATCTGGACTTTGGCACGTGTAAAAACATCGCAAAGGTATATGCCGCGTTCAAGTTTTTCAAGCTCTGCCGCTTTATCCCGCTTCTCCTTTTCAAGTTCGGCGATACGTGCCTGACTTTCAGCTGCTGCCTGTACACGTGCGATTCGCATATGGAGATTCTGGATTTCCGCAGCAATCTTATGAATTTTTTCTGCCTGGATTTTCTTTACTTCATCCATGGATCCATCCAGATTCATTTCTTTGGCTCGCAGGGCGTCGATACGCTGCTGCAAATTTGTGTATTCATCACTTGCCTCAAAGACTGGCTGCTCGGTTACGCTCTGCTGCAGGTTATTGATGCGCTCAACCGTATCATTGATAACAGCTGTTGCCTCTGTAAGCTTGTTTTGAGCCTCACAAATCTTATAATCAAGTCCTTGGAGAATGGTTTGGCTACAGGCTTGTCCCCGACGGTTGATATTTTCTTTCTTTTGCGATTTACTCTGATTGAATGCCTCGCGCAGTGCCTGTACGCGCTCTGTGGGAAGAGACTGTCCGCAAGTTGGACAAAGCTCCTGTCCCTCATCCCATTGCTCCGCTTGCGCCTCAGCATAGTCAGTGAGGAGTTTTTCGCGCATTGCATTGATGCGTTCATGTTCCTCTTTCAGCCGCTTCTCTTCGGCTTTAAACCCTGCAATTTGGCTGGTGAGCGCAAGTTTTTTACTGTTCATCTCGTTAATGGCTGCATAAATTTCCTGATTTGCATCATTGCCTTTTTTGATCCAGGCAGCGCGCTTCGTCTCAATCTCGGTATTGAGTCCCGCGATGGCCGCCTGCAAAGCCTGCTTCTTGCCATCCTGCGTTTCAAGCTGCCGCCCTTCCTCCATGATTGCGGCCTTTTGCTGTTCCTGCTCCTCTATCGCGCCTTTCAGTACAGCCTCATCTTCTATTTGTTCCGGAATACTTTTCGTGACTTCATCAATTCGTTCTGGCAAGATATCCAAGTCCCGGTTCAGCTTACGGCGCTGCTCATTGGCAATCTTCTTATATTGCTCTGTACTGTAATACTGGCCGTTCGTGCCCGGAATCAGCAGGTATGCCGTTAAATCTGAGAGTTTATTCTCGAGGATGACCTCGCCATCCGTAACATCACCGCAAATCTCGAAAAGTACTTTGCGTCGGTCTTCTACACTCATTTCCTCTGTAAAATATCCGAGCATCATGAGCATCCGAATTTGTTCTGTTCTGCAGACGCAAGCACTCTCCATGGCAGCTTCATAGGCTTTCTTTTTAACCGGCAGCCCATTGATGCTGTGATCCGTAGTATTGTTGCTAAATTCCTTAGTCGCCGAGCCCTTCTTCTGTTTCCATACCTCATAAAAATCCTTGCGAAATGTTATTTGCTCTCCGCTGGTAAGTGCAACCGTAAGAGCAGCTATATGATGCAGATTGTGTGCACCCGTGGTCTTTGGGTCGAAATCCTTCTCCCCCGTCACTGCCTGATCTGTTATAAGCCAACATATTGCATTGGCTACTGTCGTCTTCCCAGTTCCATTCGCCCCGAAAATATCCGTGTCATCCCCATTGAACCTGATTTCTAAATCTTTGATGCCTCGAAAATTCTCCAACTTAAGCATCAAAATTTTCATTTTCATCCCTCCCGAAGTGTGCTAAACTAGAACTGTGTTAAACTTATAATGTCATCCTTTGGATGACCTCCACTCATCCGTATCAGTTCCCGCTGATGCGGATTTTTCTTTTGCCCATGCATCGGCCATTTCTAAAGTAGGCGCTAACGCGGCAATGTTTTCCTTGCCATATCTCGGATAGAGCACTGTCTCGCGATGCCCTGCATCACAAAGCCCCTGTATGACGCGGCCCATTTCCCAATCCAAAGTCTTCACCTCCCTCCTAAAAAATAACCAACCGTAAAACACGCGATAAATAAGATTACTGTCCAAACATGATCCTGGAAATATGGGAGTTTCAAAGCTCTGCATCCCCTCTCTGAACCCAGTAGTTTACCCTAAGTTCGTCTCCAATCTGAAGCTGCCCATGCGATTCCAGTAACCACGGATTCAGCTCTTCGATTCCGGACTTAAATTCCAATATGTATCGCCTGCCACCCGTATTCTTTGCCATATAGGCCTCAGCAATATCCCAAAGCGTGTCGCCTGGCTGAACAATATAGACCGTCTCGACAAGTTCCTGATTGCCACTATAAAATCCAGTGGCCAGAAAACCAGATGCTACGAAGACTGCACATACAGCAACTTTCTTCAACGTCTTTATGCCTCCAAATCTCTGCTTCATAATGCTGTTCCAACCCCTTTCTTCTTGTCGTCTTTCGTGAATTTCACATCAATTCCCAGCGCTACTTTAGCAAGCTGGCTGAAAATCTCTGTGTCCGGCGTATCCCCAAACTTCCGCGTCACTTCTGCCACATATTTTGGCCGCTTAATCTCCTCCATGTGCATCCCCATCCTTTGCGACATATTTTTCCATCCAAATTTGTAGCTCCGAAGATACCGACGATACTTTCTGCATAGCCTGAAGAATCTTCTGCAGCTGTGGCACCTCATCCGGTGTAACCTGTCCATCTGCATCAATGGCCAATATAGCCTTACCGATATCCGAGATACCATTGACCGCATTTAGGATGTTGATCGTCATCCGGTCAAGCTGTCGCAGTTCTGCAGGCGGAACCATCCGCTTACCAATCGGGCATTCATTGGTGCAATAATGGTTCATGATTTCCGGTGCGTTATAGGCATCTGCCATCATGACCACTTCCTCTGGATAAAGTGATATCATTCCCAGCTCAATCCTCGCCAAACGCGTGCGATCGATTCCAATCCTTACGGCAGCCCCTTCCCGGCTATTCATATGCTCGTTGTGTTCTGCAGCCGCCATGCGTGCTTTATAAAATACGCTGTCCGCTGCTTTTGTTGCTAATCTAGTCACTTTTGCATTACCTCCTTGCGGTAAAATATACATATAGGATTTTGCATGATGTTACTCAAATCTTTATGCGTTACGTTATGCCTCCTTTAGTTATTTTAAATCACGTAAAAGAGCATAATAAATCATCTATACTACAGTGCAAAACCTTAGACAGCTTTATAAGCATAGTAACACGAGGCTTATTTTTTCCTCGTTCCCACAAAGTTACAGTCGTTCTTCCCACAGAAAGCTTGCTAGCTAACTCTTTTTGCGTTAAATTTTGCTTTTCTCGCAGTTCTTTTAATTTATTCATCGTAGCCCTCCTTTCAATTCATACGTTATGTTTCATAACATCTACATTTATAGTATATGTTATATTACATAACTTGTCAATATAAAAAGTAATGTTTAATCACGGCTTTAAATGTTATGTATAATAACCTATAATATGTACAAGGAGTGATTCTAATGAACACAGGTGCGCGTTTAAAGAAATTGCGCGAAGCCAAGGGTCTGTCCCAAGAAGAAGTAGCCAAAATTATAGGTGTTGGCAGAACCACCTATCTAAAATATGAAACTGGTGAAAACAAGCCCACACGTAAACTAAAAGAGTTGTCCGCTTTTTTTAATGTGAGTACAGACTATATTCTTGGTAATGATACCCCATCTACTCCGAGGGAAAAAGATCCGGCTGATCTCACAAAATTTCTTAATCAGGCTGAGATTATGTTTGACGGTGACCTGTATAAACTCACAGAATCTGATCGTGAAAAAATTCGTGCCGCTCTTAAACTAGCTTTTTGGGATGCCAAGGAACGAAACAAACGCAAGAAAGGCTGATTCATTATAGAGAACGTACTACAATCAAAGGAATGATACTTTATGCTGAACATCAAATTGCGCGTCAGAAATCTCGTAAAAAAATATGGTACTTCCAATCCTTTCCATCTTTCAAAGGATCTGAATATCAAAATAATACACGCACCATTGCCGCATAATATTCGCGGCTTTTTGGTGCGTGTATTGCGATGTAAATATATTATTCTAAATGACGAACTTTGTTATGAGGCTCAAAAAATAACGGTATGTCATGAAATTGGTCATGCCCGGATGCATGAAGGATATGGGTATTACCTACATGCAGACCGCACCTATTACGTGCCATGTCGTCGAGAGCGCGAAGCAAACGAATATGCGCTACATCTTCTCTCCTACTCCTCCGATATGGATTGTGATGCTATATCTCGAGTTATTGCAGAGAAGCAACCTGAGCCGCATGAAGTGCATCGAATATTAGGTATGATGATGGCTACATGATAGAAGATTGAATGATTAAAATTTTTTTACCAAGGCTATTGTATCGAAAACACCCAGACAATACTGTTGCAAATTCTAAAAACCAGAATCAATAAGAACCATACACGCATTGCTATACTCATATCATATAAAGAAAGGGTTATGTAAAATGGAAAATAACACCACCTATACAAAAACAACTTTGCCCACAGATAGAATCATTATTAATCCTGATAACGCTAGATTCTATGACCGTGATGTAGAATCGTTAGACGACATTGTTGGCATGAATAATATTATCGAACTAGATCATGCACACGTAATTAATTTAGCAAAAGATATTGCCAAAAATGGCCTATTACCAAATCAGTCCCCAATTGTTATGCCACTAAAAAGCAAATCCGGCTACTATCTTACTTACGACGGAAATCGACGTCTAACTAGTTTGAAACTCATTACAACTTATAAAAACGATTTAAATAAATTTTCACTAACAACATCAGAAAAAGAGATATTATCCCAATTAGAATCTACAATTTCTAGGATTGAATGTATCGTTTCTGAAGACGAAAGTTATGTTAATCAATTATTACTGAAAATTCATGGTGAGACAACGCCTGGTCTTAGGCAAGTTAATTGGTTAATACAGGCTAAAGCAAAGCACATGAGAAAAACCTCAGGAGAAATATTACCGGACCTGGCCTTCTTACATTTATTAGAAAATATTTCTGCAGGAGACACAACTCTACTAGATATTATACATTCTGGCAAATGGGTTTCAAAAATGAAACGTTTTTTAAACAATAAAAAAAATATGCTTCTTCTCGGATTAGAATTCACTACAAACAGTAGAATCATATGTTATTTCCAAAAAGACTCATCTAATGCTCTGCTAATTAAGTTCCTAAAAAAAGTGAACAATGAACCTGCTAGTAAAATTGCACAAACAGTACAAGAGCGCAATAATTTTCTGGCAGCATTTATTACTGAAAATAAACTAGACAAATTACATTTAAATAATATGCAATATATATATGATCCATATACAAATACTTTCTCACTTTCTAATATCCCTTTAAACAAAGATAATTTTAATAAAAATTTGATTGCATTCAAAAAGAAACACATAGTTTCTACGGATTCTACGGGCTCTACAGATTCTACAGATTCTACGGGCTCTACAGATTCTACGGACTCTACAGATTCAGAAAATACGATACCCCACTCAGAAAAAGGCCCTTCTACAGCACCTGCCTCCAGCGATCAATCAGCTCATACTCCATCACAATCAATACCAGCAGCAACTCCTACTCCATCTAAGCGGAAAAAATATCCAACATTTTTTTCACAATTAAAATATAATAATATTAATGCGACAGATACAAAAACTCTACCATTATTAAAGATTTGTAAAGAAATACAATCTTTCTCCAAAGGCCCCTATCATGCTTATCAAAAATATCCAATAGCAGCAACAGTTTTATTTCGCAGTCTAGTTGAACAATGTTTCAAATATTTATTACGAAAATCATTTCCAACAATTTTTAATGATTTAAAAAACAAAAATGCTGGGCAAGATCCCTTATTAGGAGACTTAATTAAAAAAATATCTTTTAAAAAAAAGGATATCTTTACAGATCCAGCAACTCTCAGAAATTATAATGCTCTATTCGATGGGACAGGTTTTAAAGATGGCCTAGATTTAGCCGCTCATCATAGCCGTACAGATGTTGATTTTTTAGAGGAAAAAGCTCAAAACTTCATTCTTATTGCAGACCACATCCTAAATACCGAACTCAAAAACTTAGAACCTTGACATCTATGTACCGTCCATGGGATAATAAACGTGGATAAATTTAAGGAGAATATTATACATGGACATACTTTTAATTGAGCCTGCATATAAAAATAAATACCCACCTATGAGTCTAATGAAAATAAGTACTTATCATAAAAATCGCGGGGACAAGGTCTTCTTCATAAAAGGAATCAAAAAGCTCACAAAATCATGGGATAGAATTTACATCACTACATTATTTACTTTTCATTATTCAGATGTAATTAAAACCATCAACTATTATAAGCCGTACGTATCTAACCAAAACAATATATTCGTCGGAGGAATTTTAGCTACTCTTTTACATGATGATTTATTAAGAGACAGCGGGGTATCGAATATTATCAAAGGACGTTTATTGGATTCGGCTTTACTAGGTTTCAATGATCACATTAATATTGACTTATTACCTTTAGATTATGATATTTTATCCGATACAGATTATCAATATCCATCTGGAGACAACTTCTTTGCTTATACTACACGCGGATGTATAAACCATTGCCCCTTTTGTGCCGTCCCTGAACTTGAAGGGAATTTGCAAATTACTAATAATATCGTTGAACAAATTATGTCTGCGCAAGAACTTTATGGAGATAAACGCAATTTATTACTAATGGACAATAACGTTCTAGCTCTTCCAGCCAACTCATTAAAAAAAATAGTAAACGACTTAAACGAATTAGGCTTTGTAAATACGCCTACATTCCAACATCCATCTGCTTTTTTAAAATATTTTGATATGTATCATCGTTATATATCCGAAAAAAAATGCACCACAAATATAGAAAAAAAGCTTTCTATGGCATTTGAAAAATTAACTACAAAACATATTTCTAAAATATACAGAGAGCAGATTAATGATTTATTATCTAATATAGGTGCAATGTATGCAAATCGTACACAAATGATTCTTGACAATATTGACTTTTTCATTAAAATAGAAAAAAAATATTCTTATAAAAAACCAATGCAACGTTTTGTCGATTTTAATCAAGGCATGGATGCTCGGCTCTTAACGCCAGAAAAAATGGGCATTTTGAGTCAACTGCCCATTCGACCTTTTCGAATCGCATATGATAAAATAAAATTAACTGACATATACACAAATGCCATACGTTTAGCCGCTCAGTATGGAACGACTATTTTTTCTAACTATTTATTGTACAATTTCAATGACACGCCTATCGATTTATATAAACGCTTAGAAATAAATATTAGCTTAGCTGAAGAATTAAATGTGCATATTTATTCTTTTCCTATGAAATTTGAACCTATAGAGAATAAAAAACGCGGGCACATTGATTCAAATTGGAACTATCACTATTTAAGAAGTATAAAGGCTATTTTAAATGTATCTAATGGCGTTTTTGGCGGAGATCGTAGTTTTTTTGAAAAAGCTTTTGGTCATAATGAAGTAGAATTTTATGAGATACTGTCAATGCCAAAAGATCTTTTGACTTATAGAACATACTATGAATCATTAGGCATTACGACTAAATGGCTCACAGAATTCAGAGACCTACCTCATTCGAGCCAAGCTCTTTTATTAAACCTTATATCAAAAGATATTTATCATAGTGACGAAGCCAGAGTGAATGATGTTTTACGATACTATAACCCTCAGCACATAAACAAAAAAAAAGGAATCCTTAACATATAGGATTCCTTAAAGCAGTTGCCCACAACAAACATTCCATCATTTAGAGAAACCCTTATTGTGCATATGAGTCGTGCTACTTTTTGTCTGAGTCTGTTTAGCTTGATTTTGTGCATTAGCTATTACCAATCTCAACATTTCAATATCTTTATGTGTCCCAATATTGACTAATTGAATCTTCCCCATAGCATCTTTTAACTCATGATCTAAAAAAATTTTTCCTATTGCTTCATTCAAAAATGCAGTTGTTAATAATTTCACACCATTAAAATCAACTTTTATATCTGTTGCATTCTCTTTTTTAACTTCTTCCTTGATTTTCACAAAAATCTTTTTCCCTTGCGCATTATCAATTGCAGCAGGATTCTTCAAAAGATCACTAATGGATATTTTTGATATTCTTTTTCCTTGAGATTTCTCAAATTTCATATTAACTCACACTCCTTTTCAGTCATACTTGATTCCTTTTTTCATATAATAAATAATAGACCAAATACAGCTGAAACTTGCCTATCTGACTCGTAAAATACTCATCTTTTTTTATTTGCAAACCCGCAAAGGCATTCTTCTGTTCCAAACCCACATTATAATATTTTTCAAAATCACCCCCGGTATCCATGTCTTTAAGACTATCACAAATTGCAATCAGCTTCTCTATCGTTAAAGACTCATCTATTTTTGAATATGCAATTGGCGTAGAAATTTTTACTTCATGAAATAATTTGTCATCGTAAATATGTTCTCTGTCAAAGTGAGTAAAAATGGCAATATTATCTTTGTAAGAAAAGTTCACTACCTTCCTAAGCGTATCTTGTTCAAGACATTTTTTTGTTGAAGAATAGACCAAGCCATTTTTTCCCGTTTCTTTTAAATACTGTGCTACCATTTGGGGTAATACGTATTCTTCATAAAAATAGTAAGTTGAATGTTCTTTCTTCCTTTCAAAGCTACAACATTCTATTAAAATAAATTCAAAAAACCATTTTTTAAATTTATCAAGCGTAATTTCCTCACTATATTCAGGAATTAGACTGTCTGTCATTTTGCGCTTTAAGAAAAAATCTATTTTATTACGAAAATCTATGACATCAAAACTGTTTTTAAATTCTATTGTAGATACCTTATATTCATCACATGAGTCTCCCCCTAGTTCGTTAATAATATCATAGACAGAAAGCCCTAAGTAGAAGAGGGGTTGCCCTGTTAAACTATATCGTTGATTGGATATTAAATAACGTTTATTAAAGGGAATATGAAACATATCCAATTTTGTTAATATATCTTGTGATTTTCTCGCTCTGAATAATATATATTTTTGTATATCAATTTCTTCATTTAGAATTTGCTTGGATTCGATAAATTTTTCTAAAAGACTAATTGCCTCTTTGCTTTTGAAATCTATCCATTTGACATATATATTTTCAAGTTCTATAAACGCATCCTGTATGGTTGTAATATCTATTTCTTTTAAAAATTGATAAACAATTTTTTCGTATTCTGTCATCTGGGATATTATAGTACCATCTGTACTTATTTGATTTTCAATCAATTTCAATTCAGTTAAAAACGCTAACTTGTAGTTCTGTAAAACATCTTCATAACGCTCGCTTTCTACTTGGCACAATCGCCTTAGTTTAAACTGATATTGATGTGTAAAAAAATCTGCTATTTCACTCATACTAATTATCCCCCAAAAAATCTGCTAATGAATATATTTCCTGAATCTCTGCCACATTTTCTTCATTTTTAAATTCACGAATATTAAATCTTAAAACTATATAGGTTCCTGGAAAAGTCTTTCGCATATCCTTAATAATTTGCCCACTATATTGATTCTCTGCTCTAAAAAAACACTTACCAGATATAATTTCCATACTTCCTCTATTATTTCTCACAGTTTTATCTACAAAATATAAGCCCACTCCTCCTATTTCTAAATTAGTTTTTGTCGTATTACCCAGTTTCAAAGCCCACAAAATAGCTTCTGAGTCTTTATCAAATTGCATTTGTCGTTCTCTTTTTATAACATAACGCATGGTTTCTCCAAAATTTCCAATAATGAATTCCAAATCACTGTTATCGTACTTCCAAGAAATTGTTACAAAAAAGGATTCTGCATGTTGTGTATTAATAAAGACTTCCATCAAACATTGTGATATCGTTTTATATGCATCAAATTTCCCTTCAAAATCAAAATAACGAAATATATGCTTTAAGTATTTGTTAAAATCATCTAACCTATTTGCCAAAAAAAACTTAAAAGAAGCATTTCTTAGTATGTTATCTTCTTCTATTCTCAGCAATTTTCCTTCAAAAAATAAATATTCTTTTTCTGTTTCATCTTCACCAAAAAAATTCCGAAAGAAGACCTTATTTCTTTCTGCTAATTTGTATAATACCATCGTCAAAGGTGTAAACATTAGTATATCTATATAGCGTGTATGACAAAAATCTAATATTATTTTATCCCCACTATGTTTTTTAAATGAAAACCATAAATTTGATATATAATTAATAGTTTTTTCCGCATCTTCAATATTTCTTGGCATATTTATTTCTATACATTTATCCATTGCTATCCTCATTTCTTATTTGAAAATATAAAAACCGCCAAATAGATTATGACGCAGTATAAAACAATGGAGTATCTTGTATTTCATTATATCAAGCCGATATATTCTGTCAATCATCATATAATAAAAAGGAAGATGACGACAAAAATCATCTGTAAATGCATACATCGCATCAAAGACCACTACCTTGGAAATAAGATTCATACGATTAGTTTTAGGAGGATTATCATGAAAAAAACATTTCTACTTATGCTAACACTATTGCTACTGGCAACATCTGCTGTATCTGCTGCACCAGCCTGGCAACAAACTGGGGACAATGCGGCGCAGACAAACTCTATAGATACAAGCAGCATCCGATACTATAAGGGAGACACTGGCATCAACCGAAACATTATTATCTTCCATGAAAAATCACAATATAAGAAGGCTGTACTCTCGAAATACCAACCAGGCGGGCAAATGGTAGCCGTCTGTAGCATGGATATCAAACAAAAAGTACAGCTCACTTATTCCTATTCGTATTCTGATCCGAGCACGTCCATGTCTGGAATGGATAGTACTGGTGGAACGCCCGTAGCAATTGATAAAGATCTCCTAGTAAAAGCTGACTATGATTTTTTAGTCAAATATTGCAAAAAACATGATGCTGCTATCACGAAAGCTACGCTTGCTGACAAGAACTCCGCAATATCGCTTCCTTCCGTTGATAATAAATCTTCTCAAACACCCGCAGATTCTGAACTTAGCGGCGAAGAAATGATATAAAGATTTCCTTACTTGCAAACCAATTTGAGCGAGCTTTTTCCCTTTATCAAGTTTGTAGCGCGCGAAACAAAGGAGCGATTAAATATGGATGAAGCTTTCATCGGCAGTATCATGTTATTCCCTTATGATTTCAGTCCTAGAGGCTGGTTACCTTGTGAGGGACAAATCTTACCAATTGGTAATTATCAGGCACTTTTTTCTCTACTCGGTACTAAGTTCGGCGGCGATGGACGATCCTCTTTTGCATTACCCGATCTAAAAGACAAATCCCCTGCACCATCAATGAAATACTATATGGCAATAGAGGGACTCTACCCTACTAGAGATTAA